GCAGTACTACGGCGTGGAGACGTTTGACGGATACTGTGAAATACAGTATTGCCCGTCACAGCCTAGTGATAATGTCTGCGATCCAGACACGTATCAGTACTCGACGAAACAGATAGCGATAAACACTAGGCAAGTCGAGGTGCCGGACGAACCGGAGCCGTCATGCTCGGATATGACCGGCAACGTTGTAAAAGGCTCGTACATGAGAGCCACACCATTGAACGTCGTGTGCATAAATAGCTGTGAGCACCAGATTGAGTATCAGGCTGGAAGCGGCGAAGGCGATGAAACGATGTGGCTGTATGCAGCCGTTTCGCAAGCGGCTCAATGTTTCGGAGTCGAGCACGCGTTCAGGACACAAAAAACAGAAAACGGTGCGGCGACGGGTTTTAACTACGAAGTGAATGAGGCCGGCGAAATAACGGAATACGCAGCACCGTCTGCGCCTCCTGTTGATGCTGACACGCAACAAGAAGGCGTGCAGCCTCCGATTGTCGAGCAAACAACGCCAGCGCCAGAGGGCGAGACGATAACACGGTATACGATGCAGTCAGGCGGTGATATTTTCGTTGTCCGTGACGCCGACGGTAACATCACGTATACCGATCTGCATCCGATTTCCGGCAGTGGACAGTATGCAGCCTCAGGTAACGGTACAGGCTCAGGCACCGGCACAGGCTCAGGCACCGGCACAGGTTCGGGCAACGGCACAGATACCGGTGCTGGCAGCGGCACGGGCAACGGCGAAGGTGAAGAGTCTGAAGAGCCTAGAGAGGCGAGCGGCGGCGTCTCGTGCGATGTCGAACCTAGTTGTACAGGCGATGCGATTAATTGCGCGATAGTCGTTCAAGTCTGGCGTAATCGCTGCGAATCTGAGATACCGGCGAGGGCAAAAATATTGGAAGAAACACTGCTTGCTGAGTTCGACGATGTTGAAGCGAACCTTTATGAAACTGTTGACGTGACCGATGGGTTGATTAGCAACTTTTTTGACGTGACGGGCTTCGCTGGTGAGCGGGTCTGTCCGGCTGATATCGTGGTTGATTGGTTCGGTGAGCCGTTGTCAATAAGCATGGAGCAAGGCTGCTTTTTGGCTGACAAGATCGGCTTTATTATTTTGATACTCGGTGCACTGTCGAGTCTGCGAATCGTTATGGGGGGTGCACAGTAATGCCGATACCTTTGGTGGCCGGTGCTGCGATACTGTCTGCGACTATAGTGCCGCTCGCAGTTAAATTGATCGCGGGGCTGGGCTTCGGTTTCGTCGTGTTTCAGGGATTGAATCTGCTGCTATCAGAAACACGGCTTTACGTGATGGAGCAATTTCAGAACTTGCCACCCGAGGCGTGGGCGATGATGGCGATTGCGCGGGTTGATGTTGCGATGTCGATGATCTTTAGTGCGTATACAGTGAGACTCGTGCTTATGGGTGTAAACGGTGCAGGTGGCATGACGAGATTCGTATCGAAAGGATTCACCGGTGCTTAGTATCATCACGGGATTGCCCGGCAACGGGAAAACGCTGTACACGTTGGACCTCGTTAGCAAGTACCAGGCGGCACAACTTGAAAGTGAAAAAAAGACTGATCCAGAAGCTAAAGCCCGTCCGATTTATCAGAACGGTATACCTGAACTCACATGGCAGTGGGAGACGTTAGAGCACGTCGAACGCTGGCACGAATTGCCGACCGGTGCAATCATAGTAATTGATGAGTCACAGCGGCATTTTCCGCAGATGTCCAGCTCAGCTAAAAGACCGGAGCATTACTCGCGCTTTGACATGCACAGGCATCAGGGACACGATATATTTTTGCTGACACAAGACAGTAATCTGATTGATACGAATGTACGCGCGATGGCAGGTCGACACATACACCTAGTTCGTCCTTTCGGCATGGAGTACGCTAACGTTTATGACTGGCCACAGGTACACAACACGCGCGGCAAGGATGTCAGTAAAGACACGAGCGCGCTCAAAAGTAAATGGATGTTTAACAAAGAGCTTTATGCGGTTTACAAGTCCGCTGAGGCTCATACGGTCAAGCGGCAACTGCCGTATAAGAAGTTGGCAATACTAGCGTTTACGCTCATCGCTCCTGTTGTTCTGATGCTTCTTGCATTGGATAAGGTACGAGGCCCAGCTAACGATCATCCTGAAATCGTCCAGGGCGGTGTTGATGATCAAAGTGAGCGAACCGCAACAGCGTCGCCTATGGCGTTGCCGTCTGTTTCAGGTAACGGAAAGCGTTCCATGTATACCGATCTGTCAGCGTTCCAGCCGCGCATACCGGACGTGCCATCGAGCGCATCGGTTTACGATGGATTGACGACTGCACAGGATGCGCCGCGCGTCAGCGGTTGCTCGCATCTTGAATATGACGACTTTGAGGAGTGCAATTGCACAGATCAGCAAGGATCAACCATCGACGTATCATTGCAATTTTGCAAAACCTACATAAAAAAGGGAGCATTCGACCCGACATTGAGCGCTCGATTCAATCCTAAGAACCGTTTATAAAATCGTTGCGGCTCAAGTGTCGCCTTTAGCGACACGCATGCCGCAACGATAACTAAAACATACTTAGGTCTCAATGCTGGTAAAAATACTTACGTTATACAATGCCAACAGCCCAATAGTAAGTACATACATATTATAATGTAAGTACATACAAGGAGCGCATAATGGTAATTGACAACGCATTAGTAGGACAGATTAAAGCAAGGCTTGACGCAATAGCGAGCGCGAGAAAAGAGTACGTTAATCAAAAGCAACAATACCTCGCAGCGGATTGCTGCAGTCCGCTGATACCACGAGCGGACGCGGTCCAACGGGAGCATGAACGACTTGAAGGTCTGCTAAAGTATATACTTACGGAGGCTGGAGAATGAGCAAACGTCGAGCGGAAATACAGCGCAACTTGCTAGCAAGACGAACACGAGCACAGGCTGTTGCTGACAAACACGCAGCGCGTTTGCATAAGGGGCTTAAGAGGTGCGTTGTGTACGTGCCAGAGCATGAAAAAGAGAGGTTAGGGCGCTATGTCGTGCAACGTCTTGGCGGCGAGTATCAACCGCGCTAACTCATCTCTGATAAACCGTACAAGCTAGAGAGGATGCCGTAGGCATGAGAGCGTAGCGAAACGCGGCGCCCTCGTCCGCCAAGTTAGGCGTGCGTGTTCGAGCTGCTCTGTTTTCGCTTTTTTTGTTTTGTGAGACTAACGCGCTCTTCATCTTGCCTGTCTGTCTTGATCGGCTTTAAGTAGTCGGGTTCCCGCTCGACTTTGTAGCAGTTCCAAAAGTCTGCTTCTCTCTTTGTCTTTGCGGCATTGGCGTACATATCCGCAACGACTCCCATCGCATCAATCTCTAACAGGTACGCGATACGCAATGCTGTGTTAGTGGAGAATGATCTAGTGATGCCGCGGCGATGGGGCGAGATAGACCCTTTTTTGAGGCCGAGTTTCTTGCATGTTTTGTAGTCTGTCCAGCCGTATTTTAGGTTAATGAGATCAATGTATTTTATCGAGTCCATTTGTCACCTGTTTTCAGAATAGTTGCAATATACGGTTGCTAGTCGATTCCGGATCGACTAGTATCAGTTCACATGCCGTGGACACGAAACTTGACAATGTACGAAAACTACGATAACGCCTCCTGTTTTGATCTAGGCACTGTAGCAGCTTTAGCTGGCCAGCCACGCCAATATCCACACAACCTGTGTGTGATTAAGTCTGTTTACTGGATATTGGGGTGGGAACGTGGTTCTGCAATGCGGAACTATAGTGCAGGAAACGAGGAGGGCGCGCCAGCGACCTCAACTGACGGTCTTAGTAGTACCGTCAGTTAGTGTCAAAAATGAGAAAAAACATTGCCCGAAATCAGCCACAACAGTTTCTATGCGACTGGGTTTCGGTGTCGCAGTTACACGCTGAAACGGTGCCACAGCGCACTAAATCGGTCGCGTTGATCGTAGAAAGCGAGACCGCGCAAGTCATTGGAGAGGCTCCACGCGGTTTCTCACACGAGGGCAGCCACGATTCGAGAATCTTAGTCACAAGTTACGGCAATCGCGTGTCATTATCGGGCAATATTGGTAGGCTCAACCGGCCTGACAATGTGTTTGGCTACAACATCGACGAGTGCAAACGACGGTGTAACGAGGTTATGGATTCGCTCGGGTTGCCACGTTTTCACGATGGGCAGCGTTTGAGCATCCCTGCAAAGCGCGATAGAGCAGGTATCGTTATGTACAACGGCGCTCGGTTCTCGCGTGTCGATCTCACGCGAAACTTCACGACCGGCTCGGAGAAAAACGCGTCCGATATGCTGTACTGGTTGGCGTCGCAGAGAATCCTGCGCACTAGCACAACGGCAGAAGACAACACGGTTTACTACGGTCGAAAATCGCAGTACCAGACCATCAAGGTGTACGGAAAAGCTAATGAACTCCGCGCGCACCTAGGGGCAAGTAAAAAGGCGGTTGACAACGAGCTGTTGTTATATCGCCAGCATCTGCAAAGGTGGGCCGCCAGCGTTGGATTGTTGCGCGTTGAGCTGTCGATGAAGCGGAAAATGTTAGATCAGAAGGGGCTGAAACACTGGGCAACATTGAACGACACAACAGCAACACGAGAATACGATAACGGCATCGAGAAAATGGAAAAACGCATGATAATTAATGATGAGCTTGAGAATCTGAAGCCTAACCACAGGGCAATTGCGAACGCCTACATGCGCGGCGAAAACCTCAAAGATTATGGGTGGTCAACCGCGACGTTTTATCGTCATCGCCGTGCGATTCTGCCTACTGGCATTGATATCAAAGCAACGTTAAATGTACGAGCGTTGAGCATCCAACCGCGTGTTATCGAGTTGCGATCTGTAGAAGTACCGGAGTTTTACAACAACGTGGCGAGATTCGCCGCCTAACTATTGAGAGAAACGAAAAAATGGAAACAAACAAAGCGACAACAACTGAACCGAACAATGTCATTGTTAACGGCAAGGTCCAGGACGTTAAAGACTATCAAGGCAATTACTACACGCAGGTGACTCTGCCAAGTCGCGACGAGTACAGTGATACGAATACGGTGAGTATTCGGTCAAAGCATCGGCTCACAGCCGTCGGTGAATTGATAACTCAGCTGTGTTCGCTTGGCGGTTACACGCAATCGTTTCAAACGCGCGACGGCGAAAAAGCGCAACGCACGACAATCGTTTTAGATGCGGTGACTTGAACCCGTGGAAGCTAGCTCGCGTCATTCGATTATTGCGGCGTTTGTACTCTCAGTACAAGCGTTCTCAACGGTACAAGCGGCGATAACACTGTCACCGTTGCAGTTCAGTGACGACAATACAAGCATGGTTGTCGATTGGACGTCCGACAACTCGGACGTTATCGAGTACGCTGTATTCGTTGGCGAGCAGGCAGGCGGAGGCGAGTACTTCAGCTACGATGACGCGGGGGCGGTGCAACCGCCATTGACAGTTAGCGGTTTACCGCTTGATGGATCGGATGTTTACATCCGTATGTTCGAGATCGGTTCAAGTGGCACCTGGACTAGTCAGACAGAAACGTCCTTCGTTTCTTCACCATCGGGCGTATCGCCCGACAATAGCAGCGGTAACGCTGAAAATAACTCGCCCTCGGGCGTTGTAAGTTTGGCCGCAGGCTCAACCGTTTCACTATCGCCGGACTCGGCGCTAATGATTGACAGTGGCATGACAATAGAACAATTCGATCAGGTTGTTGCCGGTGTGCTTATGACACTTGCGACCGCGATCGGAATACGATTTTTGTTAAAGGCGATCACCTGATCGTTTTACAAAAAAAGCGTGTCAAGTGGCACGTTCTGCCGAGCCGTGAGGCTCTAACATTGGAGCATTGAAAATGCGTTTTACTAAACTAGCTGTACTTGCAAGCCTATTCACGTTGTCAACTCAATCGTTTGCGGTTGTTGACGTTGCGCCAGTCGTGACCGAGATCGGCTTATACCCTGCTGTTATCGGTGCCGTCGGCGCAGCCGTGCTGATTGTTGCGCTAGCTGTTAAAGGCATCAAGTGGGCGCGAGCTGCACTGTAAGTACTTGGACTTTGCCCGTAGACGTACGGGCAACATCCCAATGGTTGAGATAATCGCAATACTTACGCTAATGTTCGCAATGTTAATCATTGCGTGGTGAGCATGAGTAGTCGACCGCTAAAGCTGCTCGCATCACTGTTGTTGTTTGTTGCGAGTGTCGCGACAGGCTACGCCGCGACTGAGGTAGAGTATTATTCCGCCACGCAACCGGTTTGCAAAAGTGGTGATACTGAGTATTGCGTCGGCTCGACGCCTGCTGCTGTGTGCGCGTCAGCGTACGAGCGTGACCAACAGCTCTATGGTGCTGGGATTTGGCAGTACTACGGCGTGGAGACGTTTGACGGATACTGTGAAATACAGTATTGCCCGTCACAGCCTAGTGATAATGTCTGCGATCCAG